CCATTTGCACCGAAGTGATGTAGAAACTCGTCAACGAATTCAAATTTAGAAACGAAATGTGGCTGACTCCAACTAGGTTGTAGATTACCCATTCTCTCGTCATGTAATGTTTTACTTAATGATTTCATAATTTCCCTCTAATAATAATGTAAATTAAAACAAAAAAACTAATTGTATAAAGAGTATCTAGAACTATCATACTCTTGGTAACGGATAGACTGCAAATGTTTTTGCATCATTCTTTAAACAATAAAGTTTCATTGCGTCATGTCTTGGACCTCTGAAACGAATACGATACTTAATACCAGTAATACTAGTAGCTTTTGCAAGACAATCTTTAACGAAATCTAGATACTGCATCGGAACATTCTTCCAAACAGATCGTTCGTTCTCTGGTGATTCAAATGGGGTTAAATCAGTTTTAATCATAATGTTTCCTCTCTCAAAATTGTTAATCATTAAGTATATGTTATCAAAACAATTCACATTTGTCAATAGATTACACCAAAAAAGATTTCTTTAAAATCAGGGACTTACGAAACAGATAAGACTTTTTCATAGATAGATTGAGATAATGCAGATAAACAATGAGGTGCAACCATACGACCAATGCGTTCTGCTCGTTGATTAAATGTGCCTTGCAGTTTAAAGTCATCTGGCAAACCTTGAACTCGCATTAATTCTTTGATTGTTAACTTTCGATCCAACTCATAGTGAATCACACCAGATAGGCCCTTCTGTTGACCTTGTTGTGTGATAGTCGGAGATGGTAAATCGGGACACGGTCGAATTAAATTAAAAAGGCTTTTATTCGGATGATAATCAGAACCCTTCACTACTTTCTTTGGATTCTTGGGCAGTAGAGGAACCCACTTTTTCAGAAATCCATTTTCAATCGCATCATATAATTCTTGTTCTTCACTCGCATCATTTTCGATATCATGTATTGCGTCTTTTAATGATACTCGTTTCGTAACAGTTGCATTGGGATAGATTGATTCGATTGTCATAAAATTCAAATCAGTCTTACTTAAAACATCATTACGAATCGCAACAAAGAAACAGCGTTCTCTCGCTTGAGGAACTCCGAAATCAGCTGCGTTCAATACTTTACCAACTGCACAATAACCAATATTCTCAAATGCATTAATAATTTTGTTAAAGTATTTTCTACTTTCACCAATCGTAATGCCTTTGACATTCTCGCCTATGATTACTTTGGGTTGTATGTCATTTGCAACTCGAATGAATTCAAAGAATAAATCTTCAATGTTTGTCTGTTTCTTATCATCAGAGTACTTCTTTTCTTTATTCCATCCTTTAGAAATAGTACCTGCAATTGAGAACGCACTACAGGGTGGACTTCCATCTAGAATGTCTAACTCACCCACTTGTAAATTAGTCGTGTCAAGAAAATGTTTACCAGTTAATTCACGAATGTCATTTGGTAGTATAGGTGTATTCGGATAGTTACTTGCATAAGTTTCTCTTGCACTTTCAACAAACTCATTGACACACAGAATATTACCACCAGATAACTTATAGCCAGTAGAAGAACCACCGCCACCTGCAAATGTAGAGATAACAGTAAACTTGTTTTGATTAGATGCAGTAATTACATCTTTGAGTGTATACGAATTATATTTTGTCATAGTGTTAGTTATTATACAGTAAGTTTTCGTTTTTGTCAATCTTGATACTCATAAAGAAAAGTCTCCAGTTTTGACAGGGGGTGTTATTACTTTATATGCATTACACATAGAATGAATATTGCAAGACATAAAAAGAATATTGCGTTCAACATATTACCTGTGAATGATGCAACGATTGATAATACGAATGATGCACATAAAAGTCCAAGTCCAAAAGATTGCATGTATTTTTTTCATAGTAGTGTTTTCCTTTCATAGTAGTTGTGTTAAAAATAGAAGTATCTATATTGCATTTATAGATTACCTCAGGTGTTCCATTATAGAGCAGGAGGGCCACCTAACCCATCGGCAGCCCACCCTGCGATCTATATCTCACCGTCAAGTAACAGTTGCATCATCTCTGAAAACCCTGATGAATACTGTATTCTACGACATATCTCTTGTCGTGCGTGGGGTTTCAGTTGCATAATCTTATTATACAATTGTTTAACTTGAACGACTGATAAATTAAATGTCTTATTGTCGTCTGTCTTTATTTCAGATAACTCTATCGGATTATCTTCAGAATCTAATATCTCTGCGAACTGTACTAGAATCTGTTGTTGTCGATAGTCTTTATCATACTCTGGCAGTTTCTCTCTCGCATAGCCGTCTGTATCAAATGTAACCATAGTGTGTGTTCTCATACATTCATCTCCTGTTTCAATAAGTCCATGTCCTGTTGCAATTGATCTATCATGTCTGATAGTTTGTCGAACTGCAAGTTTTGTTTCATAGTGTCTAGATCGTCATACATACGATCAATCTTATCTAACATCTGTTTCTGTTGTTCTAATATCATCTTCTCCATATTCTCTATTCTCCATTTGTTCAGTTTCTGTTGTTCTAATAACTTGTTCTGCATACTCTCCATTTGTTCATATGGTTTAATGATTTGTCCTAAATTACTCTTACTCATGTACTATTCCTCTCTCAATAAAAACTAAATTCTCTACGAAAACTGTATGCCAGTCTTCTCCCTTGTTTCTGTGATATACGAACTCACCATCAAGTAAGTTGTCTTTCGCATACATCACAGCTTTCTGGGCATCATCAAACTCTACCCATTTCTTATTGTCATCATATACTTTATATTTCATTTATCACTCCTAACACAAGAATTATACACACTTTTTTTGTCTTTGTCAAGTAAATCTAGAAAGATTTTACTCGCTTGATTAAACAAATCATCATGTGGTGATAGTGCGAACTCTTCCATAAGTCTGTTTTGCAATTCATTTATGTCTGAACTTGTTTTGATAACAGCATCAATATCTGAAAATAAACTCATACTAACTCCTCACATAACATATCCCACATTCTTTGTTTAACTTTAGGAACTGCTTTAGTGTTCCAATAGTCAATCATCTCTTGTGTAGGCCTTACACCTCTCGCATCTTTGTATAGATCACTATAAAGATTGTCGTCATAAGTATAACCCTTAAGTTTCTTAACAGTAGTTTCTGCACTACGAAAGAAATCATCTATCTGTCGTTGCATACCTTCTACTATCTCGTATTGTTGTTTCTTACTAGTCATTATGCAGCCTCCTTTCCATAAGCCCATTTGTATAACTCGTCAAATCCAATTCTTGCAACAATGTATGTTCTACCAGTCTTTTTGTTCACTAGTATGTCACCAACACTCATTGAGTATGCACCTTTAGGGCCTTCACCCATGTTAGATTTCTCATACGCTTCGTTGACTGATTTACAATGCATCTCACCAACGAACTTGTAGTTGTCTTTTCTGTATCTACCTGCGAAAGCTTCTTCAGCCTGTTTTAAGTTGTAGAACTTGGAATCTTTACCATAGAACATTGCATCTCTACGAATTTTAGAACCGTCAAATGTTTGATATAGTTGATAAGTTTT